CGCAACTATCTGCAAAATTAATTTGATTTATAAGAACTCTATTTGACTTATCTGGATCTACGCATATGTTGTAAAAATATTGAATATATTCATTTATAAACGATTGGTTATTTACAACTCTTGAATCAATAATTATGTTATTGAAATTTTTATCCATAAAGGATTCATAGTCTTGAGTAGAGACTAGTCTTAATTGAGAGTTAAAAACACTAGGTGCGTTTTTTCTTATTTGATCAACCGTCTCTTCATCTACTACTGGTGAAGAATTATTAGGGTTATTAAATGTTAGTAGTGAACTATTAGCTGCGGTTACAAAAGTAGTAGAATCTTTATTGGTATATGTATCATTAAAAATCTTCCTTTGACGTGAACTATCATAAACAAATAACTTATCACCATTAATAGCGTTCTTACTTATAATACCGCGCTGATTGTCAGATAAAATATAATTTACCGATACAATACTACCTTGTGTTAACATCTTACCTGAGACACCATCGCCAAACTTAATAACAAAATGACCGTTTTCATTAAGTCTCTTTTCAAAAACTCTTCCATTTTTATCTGCAATATAAAGACTATCAACTTCCGTATACTCGTAATATAATCCCGTTTCAACCTCCTTAACGTATACACTAATAGTATTATCTGCTATAAATCTACTATCATTACTATCTAGTATATTATCTACAACAATATTTAAAGTTTCAAACTCACTTCCTTGAGCAGTGTAGTCTGGATATTCACCTACTGTACCTTGGTATAAAATAACATTTTTGTTTAATACCTCTAAACTTTGCTCTTTAGCCTCTGATATAGTAAAGCTATAATCTTTGTTAGTAGTATATTGTACGTTGTCAACAAGAAAGTATGAATATTTTTTAATCGTATAATTACCAGTCGCTAAGCTCGCCGCGGCTGTAGCGTTAATGGAAGCTAAAGAAGTTTGTTTACCTGATGGTTTATAGCCAATAGTTTTAACTATTTTATTCATATTCTCATACAATGATGCTTGATCAAAAGAGACCTCTGTAGCAGTATTGTTGAGATAGAATAATAAAACGTGATAGGAATACGCTACTATATCTATAATAGCAGCTAAATTACTACCTTCAAAATTTTGATCTGTAAACTTTTCATTTTCATTTAAGCGCTTTACAATAAAATCTTTTAAGCTTACTGCATCAAAAGCCGCGTATGCGTCTTGAGGTAAATTAAAATCCAGAAAATCGTTATTTTTATCAGCCATAATTTTTTAAATGAAGTTATATCCATTACTATTTAATACTGATCTAAGTGAAAGACCATATACATTAAGTGAAGGGACGTTTATTTGTAATTGAATGTTATATTGTTGTTCATCTTCTAGGGCTTCAACATCAACCCGCTCTAACTCTATTCTAGGTTCAAAGTTAGGTAAATTTTCCTCTATATCAGCTCTTATTTCTTGCGTAGTAAAAACATCAACCGGTTCAAATAGAAATCTTCTTAGGTCAATACCAAACTCCGGGTTAAGTATCTTTTCTCCAGGAGAGGTTAGAAGGGCGTTAGCGATACTATTTTTTATAGATTCTATATCATATAACCCAGCTACGTCTTTTAATTCTTCTTTCCTATTAAGTTGAGCGTTATAGGAGTAAGAGTTCTTTAAATCTAAAAATAGATCTTTATAAAGATAGTTTTGCTTAATAGCATTATCATCAGCCTTACTTACTGATACAGTATCTATCTTTATTAGAGCCATGTATATATTTAATGGTTACTTCTTTTTCCACTGCTGCCTCTTAGGACCTCTTTTCTTATATTTCTTACCTTTTATTTTCTTACATGCAGCGTGTGTTGGCCTACATGCAGGATATGAGGAACCTTTCTTACCAGCTTTCTTTCTACCACAAGGACCACCCGTTTTGCAGTTAACCCAACCCTTAAATTTCTTACCGGTCTTCTTATCTGTACGTGTTTTAAACCAATCTCTTAAATTTTCTAATAGCTGCTTTTGGGTCATTTTATATTTCCTCCACGATTAACACATTTCTGAACATACCCAGATGCATAAGCTGACGGCCATACGTCATACTTACGCTTAGCTTTAGCCTGACACTTTGCACGTGTCTTAGATACCTTTTTCTTTTTTTCAGCATCTTCTTCAGGTTGCTCTTCACTTTCAGATTTTTTCCTACCACCCTTCATATTAGCACACCAGTGATACATCTTACCCTTCTCACCACCATACCTTTTAGCCCTCTTACGAAGCTCAGTTACAGAACCCTTACAACTAGCACCGGCTCTCTTAACACGTCCAGGGCTACTCTCTGCATCTTCCTCATCAGAATGCTTTGTCTTATTAAGCTTATTACCAGCCTTTTTAGCTGCTTTATACGCTTTACTACCCTTACGAGCACTCTTACCACCACGCTTTTTCTTAGCGTTAATGTTCTTCCATAAACTTTCTGTAAAATATTGCTTAAAAGTCCTCATTACCATTTTCTACATGACCAATACCTTGCTTTTGTCTTAGGTCCAGGGTTATCACAATTATGTCTAGCTCTGAAAGACTTACGAGCTTTAGGATTGCTCTTACGAATCTTCATAGTCTTCTCACCTTTACGTTTAGCTGATGTTCCGCCATGTCCGAAGTTAACTTTCTTAACGTTACCTGATTTAGGATCCTTTACATATACTTTAAACTTCTTAACATCACCACGAGTTGGTTTATTAAGTGAAACTTTACGTCCTCTATATTCAGCATCTTCTTCCTTATCCTTTCTTGAATCCGGACCTAATCCTCTACCATCTCTCCCTATCTGCTCACCTTGCTCTTGTTGAGCGAGTAAAGCCAAACCAGTAAGGCCTTTCTTCTTTTTCTTACCATTTTTACCCTCTTCAGATTCTTCCATTTCCCCGTGAGTTTTCTTAGATCTAGCACTAGGTGGACGTGTACGTCTATATCTACCTCCTGAACCATCACTAGCCGCATCTACGCGACTAGGAGCTCCTCCCCTAGACATATCAAATGAATCACCTTTTGGAGCCTTGGAAGTACCTTTCTGCCAACTTTCGTTTATGTTATTGAGTATAGAGTCAACTAAATCATTAAATTCCATATTATTATTTATTATATTGCATAAATAATTGTATGGCTAAAGTAAAGAAGTTTGTTAATCTTTTTGAAAGTTACATGAAACGTTTTGAACGAGGTGGATTTCTAGTAGGTGATATTTTTAAGTTTAATGATAATTTTAAATCATCTGAGGAATATAAGTGTTTAGGTACTAACGTCCATGAACTATTAGACCAGATGGTAGATTCTGGATTACATGTACGGGTTGTAGGTATTAAAGACACGAGTCCTGCTCGTTACCCTGCTAATTCAGATACTTCTTCACTTGATGTTGTTCTTGATATTGCTCTTGATAATGGAGGAGGTAGAATGACTCACTATTGCTCAGTACCTTGTTGCTTAGGACAACCAGTACAATACGCCCCTAACTTACCACCGATTCCAGATGCTATGAGACGTAACGATAAAGTTACTATTAAGCCTGAAGAAGCAGAGGAAGATACAGATAATATTCAAAATAAAACTGATAGAGGTAATGGTGAACTTTCTAATACTGAAAGATCTTTACCAAAGACTAACACCGAAATACCTTGTGATCCTGTAACACCTTCACCAGCTGTTACCTCCTATACACACAATTATCTTAAAGAACTTAGCTAAAATTTTAACTTTTAATAAATAATAATAAGATGACTAGAAAAGATCAAGAATTATTGGCTGAGGCCTATGGAGCGGTTAATGAGGGATTGTTCGATAGACTTAAAGCACGAGGAGCTCAAGCTGCTGGCGCTGTAAAGGGGATGGGTGATAGAGTAAAGGGAGCAGCTAAAGGAGTCGCTGGTAAAGCTGCAACAAAAGCAGCTGAATTGGGAGGACAAGCTTTAGGCGTTGATGCATCACAAGGAGGATTAGCTCAAAAAGGTGCAGAGCTACAAAAATCTGCAGCAACAGATAAGTCGAGAGGGGCTCGTGCTGGTCAAGAAGCTAAATTTAAAAGTTATATAGCTAATTCTGCTAAAACTCTTGCTAACGATCTAACAAAATTAGGAATGGAAGTAGATGATGAAGCAGGTCTTATAGCTGATATTCAGAATGTTATTTCAGCACGTTTGAACCAAGTTACAAAAAGCGGTCAATTTAGAGACGCTGCTGGTAAGATGGGCGGTAAGGTAGGAGTAAAAAGCTAGAGACACTTTTCTAAGCTTATAAAACAGGCGAACGCGTTAATTTCTTTATCTACGACAAACGCGCTCTTGTAGAGATGATCAGCTATAATGGCTATCATCTCTTTCTTTTTCATATCATCAATTTGTTTTAGATAGATATGATCCAGAAAAGTACCTAAAAGGGTATCATAATCGCCCTGAAAGCGATCTTCATTTTCAATTAGATACTTACGTAACTTAATAGTATCAGTAACTACTCCTTGGTATATTTTATCCAGCAGCTCGTTATCAGTCCCAGTGTTACTAATACACAACTCTGAATCAATAACTGCTTTCTGGATTTCATTAATTGTTTTCCGGAGGTCCGGGAAGAATCTCTTAACCAGTTGTACGAATTTTTTCTTTTGCTCATCACTTATATTTACTTGTTCAGTTTTTAAAATATTATAACATCTCTTTACTGCTTGATCAATTACAGGTTTAAGATCAAGAGACTGACATCTAGACTGAAGAGCTGGTATAATCTTATGTTTGTAGTTAGCTGTTAGTATAAATCTACAATACTTAGCAAATGACTCCATAGTATTACGAAGAGCCGCCTGTGCTTGACCAGTAAGACCATCAGCCTCGTCTAATATAACAACCTTTACCTTACCGTCAAACGATTTCGTTTGTGCAAAATTTGTAATATTATGTCTAATAGTATCAATACCAGACTCATCAGAAGCATTAATGTACAGGTAATTACACTTAAGAATATCATTAACAATAATTCTCGCAAGTGTAGTTTTACCGGTACCAGGATTACCGACAAAAAGTAAGTTAGGTATCTCTTCTTCGAACTGCGATACAATCCTTAACGAAGCTTCGTCTAGAATAACATCATCCAACTTAGTAGGGCGATACTTCTCTACCCATATTTTATCAAACTCAATCATATCCTACTTACCAGATGAACCAAAGCCCTTCTCACCACGATCAGAATCAACCACACTACCTTCACTCACCTCCACAGGGTAATTAGCGTATATAACGAACTGAGCTATACGCTCTCCCGCGTTGACGTTATAGTCTACATCTGTTAGATTATAGAGCTTAATACCGGCATCCCCACGGTACCCTTCGTCAATGATACCTGAGTGTGGCATAATACCATGCTTAAACCCTAAACCTGAACGACCTTCAACTTTTACCCAAAAGCCAGGCTCAATATAAGCAAACTTAAGACCAACACCAACAACAGCAGAACCACGAGCTGGTATAGTAACATCTTCAATAGAAGTAACATCCATACCTGTATCATTATCATGATTTTTAACAGGTAAGATAGCATCAACATGCGTCTTTTCAAATTTCAAAGTCATATATACCTAGTATAAGTTAAATTATATTAAAATCAAGTGATAAGAGTAAATATATGTATATGTCAGAGGACCTCAATAGCGCGGTAAATGATATTATTACTCAGTTAAAGGGTAATAAAACTGCTGTACCTGCTGCTGAAGATGAGATTTTAGATCCAGATAAGCTAGAGGAGTTTCTAATAAAAAAGAGTAGTAAGCTTATCAACAAGTCATTAACAATAGTAGACAATGTAAATGATTATATTAGCTCCGCTCCTGAAAACAGGGATGTAACTGCAATGGCAGAACTAATTAAAGCTTCTTCTTCAGCTATTGAAACCCTCAACAAACTTCATACTGCTAAAGAGCGAAACGAAACTCAGAAGGAGGTTAAAAAAATGGATGTTGAGGCAAAAGAGCGTATGAATATTACCGATAATCAAACAAAAGTCTTAATGTCGAGAGAAGATATTATGAACGCTTTGATTGATAAGGTAGATGAAAAAACTATAGACATTTAGTCACTAATAGGCTCTTCTTTTACTTCTTCACCGCTTCCGAGCTGACCTTCAATCGTATTAGGATTAAATATCTTATCTTTATCACCAGTAATTTTAAATGTAAATCCTCTTCTATCAGGAGAGTCGAATTGATTACCTATAAGATCAGTTTCTATATTTGTATCTTTGATTTCTATCTCTTCAACACCCTCTTCATTATAAGAGCGTTCCATAAATTGAAGCTTTCTTTTTATTTTAGCGTTAAATGATTTTGCTTTATTATCGTCACCGAAGTAGTTAGAAAGTTTTTTAAATGTAAAAACAGCAAAATCACTCTCCCCCAAATATTCTTCTACCTTATCAAAAATATCCTCTGTTATATCTTCAGCTACTTTTCTAAACTCTACATCCTTTACACAGTAACATCCGTGTGGCTCCGTATTAAACCCATCCTCTCCCTCGAGATTTACCCTTTCAGACTGTCTTTTATCAATAAAAGGTTTAGTGTTATCTGTGTCGTAAAGATACTCTGAAGCCACTTTTGTTGTTATAGCTGTCTGCTTTGTAGCGTTTGTTATTAAGTCGTTAATAAACTTAGCAGACTTGTTATTAGAGTTTACAGTATTATTAAATGCTACAATGTCTGTAGACCAAATAGGTATAGAGCTATTATCTGCTACAGTATTTCCATTAGTTCCTAAACTGTCAGTTGTATCTTTAAAAAATTTCTTAGCACCTTCTGGTGGTTTTGCTAACGCTAAAGTATTACCTGCTAGCGGTCCGTTAAGAAGTAGACTCTTATAATATTCTATAGACTCTATACTAATCTCTTTACCTTCTTCGTCTATTTTATTAATAAACTTTTCTAATTGCTCTAGTCCAGAATAATAAATCTTTTTGAATTCCTCCATGAATTCTTTATCCTTATCAGTAAACTCATCATTAGCGCCAGTATCAATTAATTCATCAAACTGATCTTTTGTTCTTAAAAGAGCTCTAAGTAGTTCTACCTTCTTTGTAATTTCTGTATCCATTAATCTACATCATCGCTTATTTTTGTTCCAGGTCCTACATATGTTTTAATACATTGTAGGGTATTTTGATAACTGTCACCAATAAATTGATGTCTAACTTTAGTTAATAACCACCTACCAAGTAATTTTTTATCAACATCCTGCTCTTTGTCTTGTCTAAAAATGTCTATAAATTTACCAGCTGTTCTTGAAGTATCTCCTAAATTATTTACACTCAGTTGCAAATTATAAAACGTTAAATTAGAAGTAAGCTCAGCTTCAGCTAGATTTCTAGATTTTTCTAATGAAAACGGTGGTGAAAAGCTTTTAAAAATATCTTCCTTCTTTTTGGTATTAAGAGGTAAAAACGGCTTAGGCTTACCACCAGATGAAGAGAAAATATCAACAAACTTTTCTTTCCATTTATCTTTAATATCTTTTAATCTAACCTCTCTCACTCCATGTTCACCTAGTATTGGATCGAAACCAGAAGCTGCTATATTTAAAAAATAAGTATTACTATACTCTAACATAGGTGTTGAGAGGTTAGTATTATAAAGAGGTGACAAGTATTTATTGGTTTTAGTATCAGGTGGTGGATTATTTTTATTAGAGGAAGGTTTATCTATAAAATCTGATGCTCCAAAAGCCTCTATGGTGTTATCTTTATTTTCTTTAAAAATTTTTGAAATAGGTAGTAAGTTGTATTTTTTATTTTCTCTATCAAATCTTAAAAAAGCTCTTACATATAATCCTTCATCTTCTATGTAATAAATCCTTAAGAGGTATTTTATTAAATCACTATAGCGCTGCGATGTTGGTGGTAATATGTGTTCTGGAAAAAGATCAATTATATGATCCCCTGCTTCAAAATTATCCTCATCAACTATATCTTCCCCAACTACTTCTTTTAAAATAGCTTTTATTATATCGCCTACAGCTCCTCTATATCTTTTACCGTACGGTATAGGTTCATTTAACTTAAAATAATTAGCATCTAATAAAGTGTACAGCTTAAAGTTTGCAGTTCTATCAGACTTACTTGTATTATTACTTTCGTTACTTAAAACAAAATCATACTCTAATTTTTCTTTATCTTTACCATCTTTATTTTTAATAGATATAGTAAATTTATCCCTACCATCCCCTCTTGCTAAATGCGAAGACTCTATAATATCAATAGGGTTATTAATCATTATAGTTGCATTTTGAAAAGGTTCTAGAAGATTTTCACTCAAATCTAATCCCTTAATAGCAGATTTCGAAAAATCGATCTTTACTTTATCGTTTTCATCTTTGAGCTGAAATTCGCAATCAAACTCCGCTCCGTTAATTTTAAATATTTCACCCATTAGAAATGTCTATTATCAAAAATTGTAGCTCTGGTAATGCTATTATAAACTAGATCTCTAAACTCTGGTAAAATAAACTGAAGCTGAGTACCTCCCGAAACAAAAAAAGCAGTTCCTATCAATGGCTTATTAATCAAATACAACAACCACCAGCTATCTATATCTTCATAAATGTTATACGAACTTGTTGTTAGAGGCTCATCAGCTTTTACTGTATACAGTCCTAAAATATCACTTTGTATATTATCAGGAAATTCTATCTTAGATAGAATATTGTAAATGTAAAATTCCTTATCATCCTTAGAAGCAGCATTAACCTTAAAAGATCTTTCATACCTAGTAATTGGTAATTCTGGCAACTCTGTTATATCGTCTTGATATTTTCCTAATTTTCCTGTTAAGTTGTTCATGCTAGATCAATGAAGTTTGAAGGTTCGAGGGTGAGTGACTTAAAGCTAAATGTACATCTAAAGGCTTCTGGTATTACATTACCTCCAACTTTTCGTCTTGTTCCAAGTAAATCAAAGCTTAAATTCTCACAATAAGCCCATTCAATATAACGCAGCCCATCAACTTTTACTTTATAAATAGCCGGAAAAGTAAGTGCTACAGCACTTTTACGTTCAGGTTTATTTAGCTTTACAAACTCTTTAATAAAGTTGAGATTTTTTTCAGCATCACCATCTTCAATAGTATTTGATAATACGAAGCTTATTTGTAACGCTTCGTCAGTGTTTTCGTACTGATAATATTTAGGTGTTTCAATATACGAGCCTTGCGGCTTACCCTGAAAGGAGTTAGCTAGCTCAGCTGCCATACCACCAAAACTTTCAAGCTCACCACCAATAGATTGCGCTTTATCTGCAAAAGTAGCTTGTCCGCCTCTATCACTTACATTAGAGAATGTATTAGCAAAATTTGTACCAAAAGATCTAAAATTATCGTTAAAGTATGGAAAAAAATATGTTTCTTTTTGTTCCGCTTTGTACAAGTTTTTATAGAAATCATTTCCACTTGAACCTTTAGCAACCCCTTTTGCTAAATCTACATAGCCGTTGAGAAACTGTGTTAATGCTGCTTGATTTAACTTGTAAGCTCTTACATAGGCAGTAGGAGCCTCAGACCGGAGCTGCGATCCTTTAGGTACAGCAGTCCAGGCATAGTCCTTTACTATGTTGGTACTCATATGTATATTTATATCTAAGTGCTAGGTACATTGATACTATAAGGAGAGTTAAAGTAGTCTGATCTACTATCACTAAAAGAAGAAGGTTTGTCAATAATAGGACTATTACCTGCTGCTACAGGGGCACCTCTCTTACCTGAAGCTATAGCTATTTTATTACCCTGTGCAGTTAGGTGAACTAATTGTTTTAAGTAATGGTTAGACTGAGCTACTTCTTCTTTTAACCCTCCACCAGCTAAATCAGACAATCCTGAGCCTAATCCTTTAAACATAGAGCCTATACCACCTGCTGCACTGGATAATCCAGAAGTTAATTTAGATGTATCTATGTTACCTATTGTATTCATTAATCCAGATCCCATACCTTTTACAGAACTAAACAATTGATCAATAGCACCACCCGTTTTCATACCCAAAACTTGATCTTTACTAGAAAATGGCATTACGTTACCACCCTGCATAATAAAGTCTTGCATCTCCGGATTTATCATCCCACCGGCAGGTGCTGGTGGTTTGTTACCAGTAAAGAATTTACCTATACTTTTCGTATATTTCTCCGGTAAAATATAATCAGTAAATAGATTAGCTAAAAATCGACCAGCAATATCTCCTAATACTCCACCTACTATAGCAGCTACAACAGCACCTGGCCCAGTCACGGATGTAAGCAACCCAGCAAGTATTGCACCAGCACCAGCTCCTGTAGCAGCACCAATCCCATTAATAGCTCTTCTACCAACTTGTTGATGTAACTGGTCTTCATCGATTTCACCTTCTGCAAATTGCTTTTTCAGCTGCTTAATATCATAGGCAGCAAAAAGCCCTTCAATTAATGGTCCAATAATTGGAATTCTTCTTGCTGTACCACCTAAAAATTTAATAATACCTTTTCCACCTGAACCTACTAAGGTTTTAACTGCTTTTCCTATAGCTCCTTTAGCCATTCCTTTACCTACATTCGCTACAGCTTTAATACCTTGTTTACCTTTTTTAATTACATATTTTCCGGCGTCCACGGTTTTTTCAGCTACATATTTTACCGGTGCCGCAACGAAGTTACCGACACTTTTAAGGCCGCCACCGAGCATGCTCAGGCCGCGACCCAAAAGGCTTTGTGGTTTAGGTGGTTTAGGCGCCCTCCCACCTCCACCTCTCCCACCCGCTCCCGCTGCTGCACCGCCTGCTGCCCCTCCCGTTGCACCTTTAGCTAAAGCTGGAAATAACCTACTAATTCCCGGGAGTTTAGAAAATATACTTTTAAAGAATTTACCAACTGATTTAAGTTTGTTAATAAAAAAGTTCTTTATTTTAGAGAAGAAGTTTTTTACTTTATCTATACCTGATTGTATTAATTTTTTAGCTGCTTGTATCGGTTTAGATTTCATTAAGCCTGTAAAAGCTCTTTTCAATAACCTACCTATACCCTTAATTGCTCTCGTTACTAATCTCTTAACAAATCTAAAAATTGCTTTAGCTGCCTTCTTTAAAACTTTCCACGCTCCCTTAAGTATTTTTCCCGCCAGCCTAAGTAGCCCTTTAAACATAGGTTTTAAAAGTTTACCTAATAATTTCAGGCCTTTTAAGAGCAATTTAAATAATGTTTTAACTATAGTTTTACCAAACGTAGCAAGAAACCCAGCTAAGGCTAGTAGCATGCCAAGGATCCCCTTCTTACCCTTTTTTGTTTCTTCTTTTGCCTCTTTATTAACTGTTCCTGCAGCAACCTCCGCTGGAGTACTTACCTTAGTTTTACCCTTTGCATCTTTCCCATACTTACCTCTTATCTTATAGTACGTTTCCCAGAATACACTTGTTTCATTTACTAATCGTTGTCTTTCGCCAGATGTCAGTCTAGGATTAGTAGCTTTTTTTCTATTGAAAGTTGAGGCATCTGACTCTATTACATTTTTAGCCACTAACCCATCACCACCATCATTAGCGTTAAGGGCATTTAGTTTACCTAGTACTTCTTGTAACACATATATATTTATTCATTGATACTACTATCAAAAAACTCAGAATCGATAGTTAGTTCAAAATCTTCTGAAGTTAAAATATTATTATTATAATCATTAATTGTCTCAATGAATGCTGAAACTTCATTATAGATACTTAATGGTAGCTTTTCAACCAACTCCATTCTTTCACTTATACGAATATCGGAAAAATCAATAACTTCGTCATCTATTTCTAGAGAAACAATAAATTTTAACAACTCTACGATATAAAGTAGACCTACTCCTTGTTTTAAGTCTTCAGATTCGCTATCTATATCTTGCTCTACCTTATTTAGTAAAATGTTCTCCTGCTTAAGGGTAGGTACTTTTAAATTTAGCTTTAAATTCTTATACTTTACTGAGCTTTTATCTTTTATTTCTAGAGGAATTTTTTTAATATTAGCAAGTATACGCTCGAGATCAATTCGCTCATCCCCATTTTTTATTTTACCACCTAGAGAATCTTTTCTTAACCCGATAACTATAGGTAATCTATCATAAATCTTTAAATTATCAATATTAGTACTATCCAATACTACCTTATTTAACGTTCTGCTAAAATTAATAGCACCCTTTAACCCATCTAAAGAAGAAGAAATAAGATCTTTTTGTTGTTTTATAGTTAGTGAAGTGATATCAATATCCTTTTTAAGTGATGGTAGGTATACTTGGCTTTTATCATCGGAAATTTTTTCTAATTTAGAAACAAATGAAGATACGTTTTTACTCATGATCTTATTTATCCGTTATTTTGATTTTGCAAATTTTCATTTTCTTTCTCTACTTCATCTTTATATAGCGAATAATAATCCTCTATCTCGAAATAATTGCAATTTAGCAAAAAACTTACATCCCCAATCCTTTTACTTAATACAAAAATTATTTCTCTATAATCACTATCAGACATACAATTAAAAATATTATATATAAACATTGGAGTAGAAGGATTTAAGAGATTTAGATCAATTTTTTTAATATCTAACGACGGTCTTTCTTGTATTACATTAAATTTAAACTTCAATTCGTTTTTATTAATAAACTTTTCTAGTAAATGAAACACGCTTTTAGGAAGCCTATTAAGTATGTCTTGCCTTTCTTCAGTTTCTAGCGATTGCATATCAATAGTTTGGTCGTCCATTTTAAGTTCTTTAATACAAGAAAAAATAAAATCCGTATTACCTAAATTAAATTCGTATGGATAATCAAAAGTAACGAATAGATCATCAACCTGCTCAGTAACTTCAATTTCATCAAAGCTACCTACATTTTTATTAATATAGTCTAAGCTAACATTAATATTACCTTTATTAGAACCTACGCTTATATTCTCCCCTACGCACTTTTCTCTCAAGATCATGTACGCTTTAAATTTTTCAGCTACGTTAAGATTTTTAGAGATAATAAATTGCTCTAAGAACTCTATATTCCCTCTAAGAGTGCTATCACTATACAACGTAAGGTTACGTATGTCTTTAAACAATACCTCCTTTACCTCTACCTCTCTATTATTAAGGTTAAATGTAAAGTTCATATAATATAATTAAGTCTGTCTATAATTTTTACAAGCGAATGTTACGGTCTTTTGAATATATTCACCAGGACCTCTTGTTAGGCTATAACCTTCACAGGTAGTTGGAAAAGCATCTTCAAACACGTAACCTTTTCGTCGCCTTAATCTATTATCATACTGTGTTAATGTGATGGTAGATTTAAGACCTTGATTGATTAACCCATCTATTCCTAGAGCTATAGTCCATGGTCTAAAAAATGTATGCTCCAAATCGGTATCAGTTTCTAAGAAATTAACTGTTATATTTCTAGTTAAGAAACTTTCACGTTGAGTAATACCATATCCAGGTAAAAACCCTCCTCTATTCTCTTGACCAAAGTCGCTAAAAGAAGATTGTTCGGAGGGGATAGTAACTTCAGAAGCAACTAAAATATCTCCGTTCCTACTAAAACTATTAGGTATCTGAGACGCTCTCCAAAATTCACCCCCTTTAGATAGAGCTTGATTTACTGCACCTATAACGTTACTTTCTATATTAACTTTCCAGAGAAATGGATGTGAAAGAAAGTATTTAGTATCGTTACTAAATGCCTGTAAGAAGGAATTTATTTCATTGGCCATTATATATATTTAATGGCTAATATCGATTAGCTAAAATCTCTGTAGAAGTGATATGCAAAAGTCGCTGTAAAGTTTAATATATCTCCTGTACCATCTGCTATACTATATCCAATATCACCAACATCTCTTACAGATGCACCTACTAATTCAATAGTTTTTATTGTAGTAAGATCTTTATTAATTACATCTAATGCAATAATAGATTCGTCGCCTGGCATGCCATATTGACCTGTAGAAGTTTCGTTGTTAAAAACATTGCGTGAAGCTAGTTCAAACTTAGATCTTAAATCTATGTTTTCATCATGGAAGAATTCAATTGAATAACCTGCAGCATTTGCGTAAGTAGATCTTCCCGGTACGTGAAACTCTTGACCGAAGTAGTTAACAGTCTTATCCTCAATCGTACGACCTGGTAATGCAGCTGTTTTAGCATATAGAAGATCAGTCTCACCATCAAATGAGACACCCTCAACATTGATCTGCTTTACTCTTAATAAAAAGTCTCTTGCAAATTGCTTTTCAGCTGCCCTTGAGAAGAAGTTTTGAATTGTAGTTGCCATAATAGTATTTAATTGTTATTTTGTATTAACCGATGATTTCTTCGAAGTTAGCGTCAGTTCTTGTAGCGTAGAAGTTAACTAAGATAAACTCAGCAGTTCTAACTGGCTTAATGTAAATATCTACTACCAATTCATTTGCGTCAATAACCTCTGGTGTGTTATTTCTTTCATCACAAACAATCAAGTAATCGTAAATACCCTCGTTATTTTTCGCTCTTTCGAATAGTGGGGTTAAAGTATTAATAAGTCTCTGTCTAGTAAACTCTGTATTTTGTTCAAATACGAAGAATCTAGAAGCTTTCTTAGTAGGTCTTTCAAGTGCTAAGAACAACCTTCTAACGTTAATTCTATCAAATGCACTTGGCTTCTTACTAAGTGTCTTTTGACCGAATATAACTTGACCTTGATTAGGGAAGCTTGCTACAGGGTTAATATTAGCCTTGTAAAGTTCATCTCTTTGCTTCTGGTTAGGATTAACTGCAAGATCGTTAGCGAATTGAATTAACCCTCTGGTAAATCCAGCTGGAGCAAACCATGGGAAGTTTGCAGCATCTGTTCTAGCCATTGCTGCACCTGCAAAGCCTGAGAATGGAACGAATACCTGTCTACCTGAAAAACTATCGTAAACTAACGGCCATTGTGCATAAACCGCTGCGTAAGAAGTATTTTCATTCTCAAACTGGTGGCGAATCGGCCAGTAAACATCTGTTTGGAAGTTTCTTAACTTGTTATCAAGAACTCTTGAATCTTCTCCTGTTACTAGAATCTGACGTAATACATCCGCTACAAAGATACAATCACCTCTCTGGCCTCCAAGGAATGGTGCTGTACAGAACCTTTCAAACTTATTAAAGATTGTAGAGTAGTTGTTTCTTAAATCTCTTGCATCTCCACCAATATCATTACTAGTGCGTAATCCATTAACAGCGCCTAATAGCTTTGTACTACTATTATACTCATCGTAATATGCTGTCTCAGCAGCAGAAGCAGCTGCATAAACTGTACCCAGTCCCCCTTCAACAACAACGTCAATATCGTATAACTCATCGTTACTAATTCCTTCTAACGCTCTATCTACTTTAGAAGGAATATCGCCTAAGACCTTGTCTGTGATTTTACTATTAACAAAAGCGCCTGCAGCGTAAAGATTTTCAGCTTTACCTAACTGCGCGTTAAGCTCTGTAAATTTAGAATTATCAATACCGGATATATTAGAGGCAACAGCCTCCAGCTGTGTAGTATTAACTCTTAACTTCTTAGTCGGCTTACCATCTACCATGGCATCGGAACCATTAAAGTAATTCGAAATATATGGATTAACTAGTAATTTAACGTTTCTTGAATTACTATCTCTCGTTTGGAGGAAGAATGGATTATTAGGACCTCCGGTAGGATTAAGTTGCTGTCTATAATAGTTAGCTGATCCTACCATACCTTCTTCAAGAACGTAATCTAGCTTAAATGCTTCATTAGCAAAGATCGATTTGCGAAGTTTAAATACTCCAACGTTCAGAACATCATCATCTTCTCTACCATCGATGTTGTAATCTGTGAGATTTTCCATTACTTCCGATACTGTATTGGCAGTACCACGTGGAGTTGCAGATAAACTAAATTGTAATACACCTTTAGGTACCGTTGTGTAATTGGTGAGAGTGCTAGATGCAGCTGCATCAACCGATTTAACATCTAAAATAGAATCGAAATTAGAGTCTGGATTAATGTTAGTATTATCAGCAATACCTAAGTAGTATCCTTCGAACTGGCTATTAATAGTTGTTTGAGCCTTATTAAGTACAACCAAACCAGCTTTTCCAATAGTACTTACATCAGCAAAGGAATCTTTAGCACCGGCAGTTGCCGACCAATCCCAGCCAGCACCTTCTGTCGCGCTAAGATATTGACTTTCAGTAAGTTCAAGGTGTGTAGGCTCTCCTAATACATATGTTCCTGATAATACATCTAAGTCAGTAGTAACTACTTGCTCAGTTGCAAAGTTAGTATTACCGCTTATCGTAAACGAGTTATCTGCGTTATTACTATAAGGGAAATTAACAGCTGGTGTAGATGTAGCCGATCCTCCAGAATCAACAGAACTAACACCAATGGTTACTGTACTACCGTCAGTTGTGATTGTGCCATAATTAGCAGCATCTGGTGCACTATCAAGCACGGGCTGAAGAACGGTTTTTACTCTAGCCGCTGCTGCAGCTTTAGTTAATGTCGCAGTAGGTATTGTAATAAGTACATCAGGTGCAGTAGAATAACCACCAGTTGCATCACCATTGTCTAATGTACTAAAGCCTACCGTGGATAAAGCACCAGTCGTGGATCTAAAAGAAAATGTAGCGCCAGACAGTGCGTTATTTACTGCGCCGGCATTAGGATATGTGAAAGTTAAATTATAACCACTAAGAGTACTACCCTCTGTAACTGGGTTGGTAACTGTTCTTACTGGATATACTAAGGCGGAATACTTGGATCCGAAACCATCACCACTACCAATTCCATATGGAAGTCTAGAAGCGTAAACATTACCTGGTGAATTAAGTAATTCGCTTATAGAGTAGTAAAAATATCTTTCTGCTGAATTAGTAGGAGTACCAAATACACGGTCTAACTCTTGCTTAGTAGTAATTTTTAAGACTTCATCCAAAGGTCCTTGCTGAGCAAATCCTGTAATATAAAAATTTGTACCTATATTCTGTGGTGCGATAAGAGATAAATCCGTTTCTCTTATTTCAACACCTGGTGAGGTGATAGTTCTTTGAGCCATAAAATTATTTATTTAAATTCGGCCCAAAAAACTCAAAAATCTACTAATTCAGTGTGAAGTTGTGAATAAACAAAGGTAAATCCGGAAACTATCTCATCTGTATTTTGATAGTCATAATCAATTGAATCGATAGATGTTGGAAATGCCTTGGTATAGGTAAATTTTATTCTATCGTTATTAAATTCATCCTTTCCCTTTATTGTAAGGTTTGTTTGATAATCAGCAAAGTTTTTGTCAACATTAATTTCCCTAGCATTATATCTACCTTCTCTTTGATCATGTAAAAGATTTAACCAATTATATAAGACCCAGTAATTTTTATATTCATTATCAATTTTAAATTTAACATTTACAGGAGGGTATGAATTTTTTGAATGAGATGAAAGGTATAGTGTATTTCCAGCGTACCTATTTTCGACTGCGGGTACTGTTATTTCCGGTACTGCTGTGCCATATATTGAGAATTGTACAGAATCCGGTACTATAGATATGCTATCACTTTTAAAATTCGAACTAAATCGCTTATCCTTTAAAATTGGTGGTACGTCAAAAATTAAAAGAAATTTATCAGTTCTAGACTTATTAAGAATAGATTGAGGTGTAGCGTTTCTTGCCATGACTATATTTATTACTGAAGAGGGGTAAACCCATTCATTTCTAATTCTGCCATATCATCTTCCGCTTGATTATCACCCATACCAAATACAACAGGAGGCAGCATATTATTCGATCCTACTACTTCGTTATCTGAATATATAGAAGTCGCATCTTCAAAGTATTGAATACCATAATCCATAGGTTCTAATACTAGAGGCTTACCCATATCATCTAACTCTATTATTTCAAAGAAACGTTCTGTAATCTCCTTTTCTAATATGAATAGAGAATAAAGTGTAGCCATTACCTTATCATCATGATAACCTTGTCTTGCTTTCCAGGTTCCATTAGGATATCTAACGAACGATTTTAATTCTTTGAGCGTTTCTTCATCCCGAATAGTAACAGAACGCGCTTCATTAATATAATAGCGCATATTAAGAACACCTTTATATTTAGTGTTTGTATGCGCTATCATACCTTGCATTACCTTTCTCCTATGCGCCGCAGCATTTCCATATGATACAAGCTTTTCATAACCATAGTCGTTTGCCAATCTATCTACCACTTGCGCCCCAGGTCCATTTCTCTCTATTAAAGCTAATGGAGAACCATAGTTACGTAAAATAGAATATACCTTATTAGTATATTCTGCTGGAGGTATCTTATTATTATTATAGCATGCTACTTGTCTAATATCTCTTAAATCAGTAATATCGAATATTTGAATTACGGAAGAATCAACTCCTACACCTTCTGCCGTATCCACCCCTGCAGCGTATACTCTAGAGGAATCTGCTTCTTCCCAAATTTTATAATGACCATCATCTAAAACTATTTTTGGTTCGCAAACCTGCGTCTGCATCTTTTCAAATAACTCATCATCAATAGAAGATTCACCTGAATTTATAAACTGACAACAAAATTCTTGAAGCCAAGCATCATGTGAGCCTATAGCTTGTTTAGTATTATTAGCCCATACCTCATCTCTACCTGGTACCTCATCCCATAAAATTCTATCATAAGCCCAACCATTTTCACCAGACTCAGCACCAGCATATAATTTATAAAATAGATTATCAGTACCGTTAGCAGTTGAACAAACAAATACCTTAGACTTTTTAGAAGATGTAATAACCGGAAAGACCGACTTCCAAAACTCTTCTACTAAGTGAGGCTCAATAAATGCCATCTCATCAATAACAAGGCAGTTGACAGATTGACCACGAGCAGCTGTACCAGTAGTAGTTGTAATACCAATACGTGATCCATTCTCTAACGTCATAGATGTCTTAGCATATTCCTTTACTGGGGATTTTAACCAGTTAGGTAACTCCTCATAAGCCATTCTAATTCGTTGGAAGATTTCTATCGCGGTCGCCTCTTTGTTAGCTACTAATAATATTCTCTGATCACTATTAAAGATAGCCTGCCATAGAATATAAATGGTCATCATAGTCGATTTACCTATCTGACGTGAAGCTAGTTGAATAAAGAATCTATTGTCTCTCA